TGTTGATAATCTACTCATATACATACCTCTATACAAGGAATAGGAGGGATACACCCTCCCTTGTTTAAGACTTAATTCTAAACTTTTCAACTAATTCTTCGAGTTCCATAACAATAACTTTTGTTAAATCAATCTGTGTATCTCTAAGACTATCAAACATCTTTACATTTCCATTATCATCAAGACCGAGATTTCTCTGAAGAACTGCAGTAGCTTCAGCAAGATGACCATTTGATGCAAGTAATCCGCCAAGTTCAATGCCTTTTGTTTTGATTGCTTCAAAGTCCTCAACTGGTACAGTCTTATCAATTGTCTTTTCTTTAGTTGTAAAATCTCCACCTAAATCTTCAACAGCCTTTGTCCAAGATTTCTTAAGATCATTGACATTGATTTTATCTGGAAGACCAAATGTATCTTTCAAATCTGGATATTTATCTGTTTTCTTAAATGTAATAAATCTTTCATCTTTCTCTTTGTACATGTATCCAACAAGATAAGCAGCTTCTCTACAATAAGAAAATGTATTCTTATTAAGTTTTAACGAATCACTCTCTTTCTTTGTATCGAAATCTTTACTATGAGTTGACTGAGCAATGAAATGTACTGTATATCCAAGACTTTGAATGATACCAATATTTCTTAACGCACTTTTAAAACGAAGTGATCCTTCACCAAATGCACCAACATCTTTTAAAATCTCAGCATCTCTATTTTCAAGTACATATCTTTCGCAACTTTCTTCAAATTTATCAAGAGTATCAATTACAATACATGAAAATCTCTTCTTAAACTCAGGGTTTCTTAACTGACCAATAACTGATTTTAAATCTGACATTGTGTCGATTTTTACAGCCATAATTCCCGGAATATTCTGAAATCTATCTTCAAATTCCAAAAACAATGGTTGTTTGTCTGGATATAAACTTTTTAAGAAATTCATTAAAGTTGTAGTCTTACCTACGCCAGTGTCACCCATCCAAACCATCGAATATTGAGTTAAATCAACAGATACTTTATTTGGTTGTAAATCTAATAAATTAATCATCATAGTTTTATTTTCTTCCTTTGCTTTATTGTTTTAATTAATTTTAATTGAGTTACTTACTCAATATTCATTATGAGTAAGTAACATTCATGTTATATATTTACTGTGCAAATGGGTTGTATGTAGTCTGTGGTGCAGGTGTACTAGTATTCTTCTGGAATCCTTCCGCTGTCTGAGAATGTGTTTCACCAGCTTTAATTTCTGCTAATTTAGCTTTTCTCTTAGATTTCAATGTATCAACGATATCCTGTGTAAGTTCATGTTCAAATATTGTTGAAGCCGCAATACCAGATTTAACATCATTTTTTCTAATTGTTGTCTTTACCTTCTTAACAATATCTGTACCGAAAGCAGCTTTCTCTACTACTTCCTGAATATCTACAGAGTTGATAACTACACCAGCAAGCTTTGTAAAACATCCATCATAATAACCTGCACTTCTAAATGCATTTGCCATAGATTTATCCACTGTCATTTTAATAGGAATGATGGAATCTGCTTCATATTTAGCGTCTTTTCCAAATCCATCAGCTCTCTGAGAAATAGCGTTCATTTTAATTGTAAGATTTCCTGTTGGAACATCTTTTACAATTTCATCTGTAATGGATTCAATAATTCCTTCAACTTCAAATTTAGCTTCAAGAACTGTACTTTCGTAATCTTTTGGCTCAATTCTATTGATAAATCTGGCAGAAATTTTATTTGTTGATACAACGTTGCCATCATTACCTTTAAAGTCATTTGCTGTGAACATACCATCTGTAATAGAAATAATGTCTGGTGTTTCACCTTCTGTACAATGCTCAATATCTTTAAGATTCATAGCATCTGTATACTGTTTGTAGAAATAACTTTCTTCTGATGTAAAGTTTTTATTTTCATCTTTCTTATATTTATAAGCAAAAAAGTTAATTTCATGTTCGCTATCATCTGCTGTTCTTAATACGAGACTACCTCCGATTGCTTCTTCACCTTTCTTTGTTGTAAATTCCTCAATGTTGTTTTTCACAAGTTTTCCTGTTACAGTTACTAAATTTTTAAGTTCTTTCATTTAAACATCCTCCATTAAATTTAATTTCTTTTCTTATTATGTTTTTTGTTTTTTTATATCAATACACCAATCTATTTAAACAGTCATTTGACTGGAATACAGAAGTTAAATCTATGTGAAAATCTATATTAACAGTGATTTTTGAGTGCAAAATCTCAAGGGTATGCTACATAACCACCCATATTTTAATTCTCTATTCAGTTATAATATTTTGTTGAAATTGATTTGACTTAAATCGTTAGATATTTACAAAAATGTATAAAATTAAAATCCTGTTTGACGAGTTTCAAAATTGATATTTCCTTTACCGATAACTATAATCTTCAATTGATATCAGCAATACTTTCTACAAAACAGTTATAATAGATATCACTTGTTCCCATTATTTCACCTCGCTTTCATTGATTTTATGTTCTTTCTGATATTCCATATCAAGTTGTAATTCTTTCCATGTTTTTTCATATACTCGTCTTTCTTCTAATTTACATTTTGGACAATAAATTGTATAAAATTTGTTATTGAAATTGTCGT